CGGCTTCGTGCAGCAAGTGTGCATAGATCGCCGTGCGCAACGCTTCTTTTTGCAGAATGTTTTGCTTGCCCTCATTCGATAGCGGATGCGAACCTTCGCCGGATCGCCGTGCAGTCGGTCCAGTCGGATTGACTTGCTTCACACCCATTTTGTTGTTGACTTTGGTGTCGCCGGTATTGGGTGTCGCACCGGGTTTACCGTTACCGCCCTTGTTGGGTTCCATCTTCATTCCGGCAACTGCCGGTGGCGTCGGCACGTTCTGGAACGGTTGTGCAGTCGGTGGTGACATTGCGGATTCTTCTTCTTCCACTGACTGCGCTTGCACCACGACCGGAACGTGTTTATTGTCTTGCCCGAACACATGCGCAAGCGACATGCCTGCTGCGGCTTCGGCAACGATCTGCCGCCAAATGGTTTCGAAGTCATACGTTGTGATGTTCAGTTCCTTAGCAGCCAGTGTTGCAGTGATCGACTTCGGTAGCCATTCCATCGCTTCGGCCAATGCCAAGTCCTTGAGTTTGGCACTACGATCTTCGGCCGCAATGGATGGGAACGTCACCTCGATCAACTCGCGTGCGAACTTGCCGGTTTTCTTGATCGTGTTGACCCGCTTTCTTTGCCGGTCGTTCAACGGCGAGTCGGTGTCCTCGACCGTAAAGGCTTCCCGCGTCTGCGACGACACGTTGATCGTCCGTTGTGGCGGCGGTAACGACTTGGGCGGTGGTGCGCCGGTCATTGCTGCAGTCGTAGTGGCATCACCCTGTTTGACGACGGCGGCATCGTGTTTGGATTGTTCGGCTGCGATCTTCTCCTTGTCGGCTACGATGTCAGCACGGCCACCGATCTCACTTTCGTTGTCACCAAGACGGCGCACGGATCGCGCATCTTTGAGGATGTCATCGAGATCGATCAAGCCGTTGTCGGCGGCAACCTGCAGAACGTGATCGAAGTCCGACAGGATGATCGACTCGACAAGCTGTTGGCGTCGTTCGTAGCGTTTGGTTCCAGGTTCGGTCGTCGTAAGACTGGCTGTGCGCGACATGCGCTGCGTTTCACCGATGAACTCCTTGGGCGTCCCGACACCGGTTGCAATCAGGCTTTTGAGTTCCGACACGTCGGGCATGGTATCACCACCATGCGTCATCGTCGCCGTCTGCGGTTTCAGTTGGATCGTTTTATTGTGAACGAATGACGAACCGGGCGAGAACGGATCGGGAAGCTGGATCGAGAGCGTGCTGACATCACCACCGTCAGTTGCAACCTCAAAATCCCACACAAACGCAGCTTCCAGTAATCCTTTGACAACTCGTGCATTGAGCAAGTCTTTAAGACGCTTGAGCCATCCAAGTATGACAAACAGATCACTGCGTCCATACTTCTCCCATTCGCTGCAGTTGATCTTGACGTGATCCATCTGATCGGATGGGATGTGACGCATGATGTATTCCATCACCGGAATGTCTTGCCACTTCCGATCATCGAGACCGGTGCCAGCATACTTGTTTTGGTACTGCGTGGCGTACTGCTGATGGTAGTAGTAGATTTTGCGGATGTCCTGGGGATCGGTCATGATCTCCCAAATCGTGGACGGGTCTTGCCCACGGAAATCCGTCAATCCACTTTCCGGTTCGTTGTCGTACCACTCTTTGAACTGGTTGCCGCTCCACCACAGATCAGTGACCATCACTTCGAGTCGGCGGAAGTAATCAGTACGTTCAGTGAACTCGCGCAGTACCTCGTCGGCCTCAATGTTGGCACACGCAAAGTCCACACCACGCCCGAACACGAATGCCGTCGTGAGATCGATCAACTGCTTGGCAATCGGATTGTGGTTGTAGGCTTCGAATGCTTGAGCCAGTTGCAGCAAGTACTCTTGCAAGTACAGTTGCCGGTTCCACGGCCCGCCGATGATCGGAATGTACTCGGCAGTCGGATCGAAGCCGGAACCATACATGCTGCGCGGATCGGGTTGCGTGAAGTAGCCTTGACTGAATCCACCGCCGGTACCGCCACCATAATCAGATGCGAATGCGTCCCCGTATTCAAGCAGCAACTGGCTGCGAGCCTGATCGATGGTCATCCCTTCGCGGATCAGTGCTTGGGCGCGTTGATAGACTTCGGTCATGCGTTGCTGCAATGGCGCATTGGTGCGGAGATCGACTTCGCGCATCTTGTGCGGTGGTGCCATGCCACGAGTTGCGATCATGGATGCAAACCGCTTCTCACTCTCCTGCATCATCACACGCAGTTCTTCTTTGGTGCTGAATCGATGCAGTGCGTAGTTCACGCCGTTGGTAAGATAGACAGTACCTTCGACCAACAGGATCGGCTCGTCCCATTTGAAGTCGAATATCTCGTTACGCGGCTGATCGGCCTCGATGAACTCCGCATCGGCATCGTATGTCTTGCCTTTGGCGAACCGGCACGATGGCTTAAGTTCGTTGGGCGGCACAACATTGATCATCTCAGAGACTGGCTCATCCCACAGTCCGGCAGCAACCAGTGCGCGGTTGATCAGTGCGGGAAGATTCATGACGCCCCTCCTAGTATCGCCCGGTGACGACTTGCCGACCCGGTTTGAGTATGCGTGCCATGATCGGCGACTGAACTACGATTGAAGATGGCGTCTGGGTTCCATACTTCGACTGTGCGATGAGACTGTACGACAACGAATGCGCGAAGTGATCGGGGCCGAGTCGTTTCCAAACCGCACCCTTGATCGTGCCGTCATCGTCCTCGACGTTCTCGCGGGCAAGGTTCGTTAGCTGCTCGGTGAGTTCTTCTACATCTTTGGTGGGGCGAGGAAACGCCACCTCTCTACGTCCGATCTGTTCATACATCGCATCCAACGCCTCTGTCCGGTTGACGATGACCATATAATCAAGACCGGTTGTGGTGGTGGACTCGCGCCATGCATACTCTCCCTTTTGAGTGTCTTGGTAGAAACACAGGTAAACACGGCCGGGAAAACGTCGCGAAAAGTCTCGCGCAGAATGTTGGTTTGGCGTTCCATCGATGACACAGAGATCGATGTCATACCGGCGCATATAGTCGTCAAGCAGATCGAATGTACGAACTCGTCCAACAAGGATCACCTCACTCTTTCCCGAGATGCGATTCGGCTTGCGGATCGTGAGATGGAGTTGGTCGCCCTTCTGATCGACGCCCATGAATGTGTGGTAGTCGATGTGCATCTCGTAGTCGCTGTAGCAGCGTTGTACCATGTCACGGGTGATGCGTTGTTCGGCCGAGACCCACGGCAGTCCGAGTTTGCTGCGCATGAACTCATCGCGACGACGACCACCCTCGAACTCATACATCATATCACTGAGATCAAGGAAGCTAGAGTACAGGCCGCAGATATGGTAGCCGCGTATGCGTTCCACGCTTGGCTTTTCGGCAATCCATTCCCCGTACTGAGGATCGAGTTCGCGTTTGCAGCGGCGGCAGATCAGTCCGCACTTGGTCGGCGTAAACCGGCGCACGCACTCGGGGAACTGGAACTCCATGATGTTGCGCGTCTGACACGCCCGGCACACAAGATTCCAGTAGCGTTGATCGCTGTTCTTGAACTCCCGGTCGATGCCAAAGTTCTCATACGTCGGCGTGGACAGCTTCAACCGCCATCGCAACGACGAGTGATTGAGTCGCTGATCGGCCAACGCTTCGGCACCCTCGGGCACTTCATCGAGTTCATCGAAGATTAGGAAGTCAGCCGGGATCGACTTCATCGCAACCTTGGAGCGCATGCCACGGAAGTACAGCCACCCATTGTTGACCTGACGCAGGCCCAGTGAGTCGCTTCGACCAGTCACCTCCGAGAGATGCGGCGAGTTTGCCACGATGGGTCCGACACGAGTCTTGCTGAAGTCCATTACGTCGGTATCAGTGGGGAAGAAGTAGATCGTGTTCTTGGACATCTTGTCGCACACCGCGAACGCTTTGGCGATGGCATAGATCGACGCACCCATCTGTGCCGACTTTTCGATCACGATGTATGGATGCAGATCGAGATAGATGTCTACAAGGTAGTTGTGGTTTTTGAAGCTGAACTTGCTGCCATCTTCCAAGTGCAAGTATTCTTCGGCGTACCCGTACACCGTGCGTTCGACAGCCAGTCGCTGGATGTCACTGATCGATGGTCGGCGCTGTCTCGGTCTCGTCGGCATCTCGTGGTGTCACATTCTTCATAGCATCACCGATGATCTGCGGCATCGGCAGTCCATGACGTTTGGCAGCAGAAATCCGCATGGCGAGTGCAATCTCATCTTCGGACAGGATCACTTCGACTTTGTACTTGCCGGTGATTTCGTCAGAACCAGGACGCTCAAGCGGTTTGCTCAGTAGCATATCCTCGACCTTGAGCAGCTTGATGAAGTCATCAACGGTGAGATCGATCTCGTCGGCATCAACCTTCTCGTAGAACTTCATTTTCATACGCTGGATGCGTTGGAGATCACCACGCACGCGCTCGACGTGATCGGGCAGCAGTATCTTACCAAGTTCGACGGCGATGTCGGCTTCGATAGCGTCGATCAGGGGTTGCCACGCAAAACTTTTCGACCAGTTCTTCAGGCCGGTCAGCGAGATCGCGATCCCTTCGTCAAGGCAGTAGCCGTACAGGCGTTCCAGTGATCGCTCCGGCCCCATCCCCAAATAGACTTCGAACACCCGGCGCTGGCGCAGGTTCATCCGCACCGAATCGATCCGAAGCCGCCGGATAGTCGCCTCTTTCGTTGTAAGGCTTGAGAGCGCCATCAAACCGCCCTTCGAGTAAGGGTAGCTGTAGCTGTTCGTAGACGTTCTCGGTCTCGCATCCGATCTTGACGTGCTTCTTTGGAGAGCATGAGTCGTGCAGCATCGATGTCTCCGACACTGATCTCGTGGGCGGCGATCTTCCGCATTCTGTCGCTAGTTAGATATGGATACTCTTTATTCTGACCATGTTGACGCAGGAGTGCGTCGGCTAAACCGTCTGCGGTAAGGAACTGCTTCATTTTGTTTTCGTAATCTACTCATCATCAGTTTTACCGCGAGTTCCGACTTTCCGATTTTGGTTGCAAGTTCTTGGACCGACAGCTTGGCGTCGAATAGCAGTGCGATTTGCCAGGGACGCCACTGCAGCTTTCGGGCCTCGGACTGACGCCCCTGCAGGTAGGCTAAGATGTGTTGGAGACCGACTTTTCCGACTTGGCGCAGCGTACACTCGGTGATTCCCAGGACTTTGGCAGCATCCCGCATCGTGCGATCCTCGATATAATGGACCGTGATGATCTCGCGTTGTCGTGCAGTGAGCGCCGGTGTGATCAGCGGATTGTACCCGAGTGCATCGCGTAGGTCCATGAGCAGCGTTGCGGTCTCGACGGTCGTGTCGAGGGTATTGAACCTACGCAGTATCTTGCGCAGTGTTACTATCGACGTGATCTGATAGTCGATGTTGCTGTTCATTCTCCCACCATTGCAGGAACTCATTGGCAACGATCCGCGACACTTCCTGGGCGATGGCTTTGCCTTGGTTCAGTATCTCGCTGCCGGTCTTACACGGAGAGAAGAAGTCAGGAAACTGGCTCGACAGACTCTTGGCACAGCGTTTGCATCCGGTGAGATGCAGTGCGAGTCCCGGTGTTGCATTGGTGAATACGTTGTTGGCTTGATCGACAAACCGCGTGAACACTTCGTAGTTGGGCAGCATTGCGAAGAACTGATGGGTGCCGGGAAGCTGCACTTGCACTGAGCCAGTTGCTGTTACTGCGTAGAAGTAGCCGCCATACTCCTTGAGTACGATCTCACGGTTGAGGAACATGCCCAACCTCACGCTCGCATTCCAACAGATGCAACAGCACCGGCATCGGTACGATCATGTAGTCCTCGAAGTGACTGGGCCACTCATGCTCGAAGCGGATCGCTACCATGCCACGCATGGCGAACTGTTTGGCCTTGCTGATCACGCGCCGCATCCACGCTTGTCTGACGATCATTGTCTTGGCCTGCGTCGTCTTACACTCGATCATGAGATCGGCATCTTTGACCTTGACATCGTTAGGGTTGTGCGGTTGATTACCCGACCCAGGTTGACGCGCCGCATCAAAGTTACGCAGCACGAACATCTTAGCTACATCGGTCTCGTGCAGAAAGCTAGAAGTTTTCATCGCCGATCTCCTCTGCCGGTAATGCATTCGCACCTTGGTGGGCGTCCACGAGGCTAACTGTACGATTCCATAAGTCGCGAAAGCGTTCTTCGTCACCGCCAGTATATTCGATGGCAGCTTCCAGACCCTTAGCTTTGTGCCCATCGGGAAACTGATACTGGCTCCCATGCCGCTCGATCACTCCAAATGCCAGGGCCATGCGCGTCACTTCACTGACACGATCAAGACCACGCACCTCACCTTCGGTATAGATTTCGAACATTGCTACCCGACCTTGCGTAGCGTTGCACTTGTTTTTGCGGACGCGGACCTTAGTCTCATGGCCGAACTCGATCTTCTTCTCGGATGGCGTGCTGCCAGTGATCGTTTCACCACGAACGATTTCGACTTGTACGCTCGCATAGTGACGAATAGCGCGTCCACCAGTTCGTTTATCGGGCACCGGCATGCCGCGAATAGGGTGCGCACCAATGTTATCGCGCATCTGCGACATAAAGAAAAGTGTCGTTCCACTTCGGGCGAGAAGTCCAGTTCCCACAACCTGGCGTAGTAGAGATGACATGGCACGCGCCGTGTACGCAACCGTTTGCGCTTCTTCACCCTTGGCTTCTTTGATCTCGAACTCGGCTTTGCTGACCATTGCGGCGGTTGAATCGACTCCGATGCAGGCATAGTCACCACTCGCTAACATCACTTTGAGCATGTCGATGCACGTTTCGGCAAACAAGTTCTTGCCGGTGTCGGCGCGGATCAAGTGCATCTTATCAGGATCGCCACCAAGCATCAGCAGGCGCGGCACGTCGTAAGCATGTTCCAGATCGAAGATCGCCGAGATCATCTTTTCGGATCGCAACGCTTCGATGGCAGCGAGTTCGAAGATCAGCGTCTTGCCAGTAGATTCCTTGCCGACCACATCGATGATTGCGTTCTTGCTCCACCCACCACCAAGGGCCATGTCGAGAGCAATACTACCACTGGACCGATACTCGCGGGGCCGTAAGTCACTGGCTCGCATAATCATGCCGGGTCCAAACTGTTCGGTAATGTCCGCAAGCAACTTGGTTGCCGTCGCTTTACTCATCGTTCTCGTGACACCGGCACTGGCAGCGTGCGGCACCATCGGTGTAACCCTGACAAAACTGGTGAATGCCTTCGGCGCATGCGTCACTCAGTTCGCGATAGAAGTCATCGTTAGTCGCCATAGAACTCCTCGTGGTTCGCCGTCGATCCATTGGTCAGCAATACGATCCCAAGTTCGGCAGCACGCAAGTGAAAGCGGCGTTCGACTGCAATGAACTCATCGTGACGTAACTTGAACCGAAGGCGATTACCACACCACGAATGCCATGCCGCTTTAAGTCTTTCCGGTGTATCAATCGGCCATGCACCCTGCGGAAACTTTGCGTGCAGTTCATTCCACGCCGAACTATGACTCATTGCCAAACACCTTTCGCTCCACGTCCTGAGTGGAGATAACCTTGCGTACTGCATCAAAGAGTAGACTCGCGATCTCCATCCGACGACGCAGTCGATTGTTCGCATGTTTGGCAAGATCGACAATCGTGGCTTCGTCACCGGCTTTGAGATCGGCAAGCCGAGTACGTTCGGGGATCGTGCCTTTCTCCTTGGCATAGTAGTCGGCTTGCACCAACTTGTGCGCCATCTGTGCAACGTCGCTTGTGATCCCGGCCATGTCTACCATGTCGATGATGCGGTACAACTCGACCGGAATGCGCATCACTAACCGTTGCAAGTCACCCGGTGCGATCTGCGTGCGATTCTCTTTGAGTCGGCGTAATGTTTCTTCGACATCACCAACCAGTGCGTCTAACGGCTTGGCGTACTTCTCGACAACCTCCGATACGATCCGATTGGCAGTACGAGCCAGTTCCTCAACGCGGTCGAACTTATACCGTGTTATACCGACTGCGGCGGGCCGTAGTGGACTTAGCCGCTCTGCCGGTGTAACTTCGTCCAGCACCACGTCTTTTGGTGGCTTCGATTGCGTAGTTTCCATCGTGCAACTCGTTTCCTAACTTCCACAGTGCAAAGGCATGTGCTTTATCACGCCCAGGATCGCGTTCGAACTCAACGCCCCACCGTTTGTAGACCACCATCGGCACATCGTTCTTGCTCATGTTGCCTTTGCCGAGGAACTTCTTGAGCGTTGACGGTGGGATGATCGTGATTGTGTTCACCCCGTGGGCAAAGTTCGTAATCGTGTTCACCTCGTTGGCAAAGCGGTAGAAGAACGTCGCGTACCAAATCCCCATCTCGAATAGGTGATGGGCCTCGTGCGGTGCGAGTGCCGGTCCTTCGATCAGGAACTCGTAGGCTAGATCGGTTGGGAATCGCAGCAGCCAGTTGTCGATGTTGCCCATGATCTCCAAGCACCGGTCGTAGGTTTGCTGCACCGCCGATGTCGTGGCATTGTCTACCGGCCTGGATTCGATCACGGCAACTTCCAGTAACTGGCTGCGCGTATTGAAGGCACACAGACCAGTGCGGGTTAGTGAGGGATCGATTCCAACAAACATTGCGCGTCGTCCATTTCGCCGTGGTCCGGCTGGATGATTCCCCGCAGGATCGCATGACGGCGGCATAGGCGCATCCAGGTCTTGGACGGCCCTAATGCGGAGCCTATCGCGGTCGTAAACGAGGGCGTCGTGCATCCCGGCATGCTACACATCGTTGGGATCGTAACTGGCTGAACTGGTGCGTATCTCCCCATCAGAATACGTCCTTCCCCGGCAACCCCTCTTTGATCGCCGCTTCACGTTCGGGATGCTCGACGCGGCACATGCGTTCGAAAGGGCACCGGCTGCATTCGGTCTCGATGATCGGAACCTTGACCCGTTCGCCATGCTTGACGCCTTGATGCATTTGCTCGACCCATCGCGTCATCAGCTTCCACTGATCCTTGAGCCACTGCAGCATGATCTCGTTCTTTGGCACGTCGATGATCTTGATCGCGTGACTGTCTTTGTTCTCGTACAGCAGCATGCCCCAGTCACACGGAAAGTCCAATGCGAAGTACGTCGATAGCTGCTTGGCGTGATCGGCCATCGCAACACCACCGAGATCGGCATAGAAATCGCTACGGATCGACTTGAAGTCCAACAAGATCGTCAACGGCTTGTCATCCCACGAAAACCGCACGATCCGATCCACCGTGCCACTGACATCGAGCGAGTGATTGATATGCAACCGTTCGGCCATGACAGTCTCGACAAGTTCGCGCTCGTGCAAGTCATCGAACATGAGATGATACCGCAGATGCATGAAGGTACCGTTGTACAGTGCGCGTCGGCCGGTTGGTGCCATCGGTGCTTCGACCACCTTGAAATCAAAGTCTAACACCCAGTCAGCTTCGGGATCGCGTACACCACCATCGGCAACTTCTTCGAACAGCGCGTAGTAGGCTTGCTGCTGTGGACACTTTCCGGCGCTACTGGCTCGCCAGCGTACTGGTCGTCTACCGTCATATTCGTGTGGCATATACTGCACGATGCGATCACGATGCGTAGCAAGGTAGTCGTAGAACCCACCGTCGCGGCAGTAATCGTTGACGATCTTTTCTAGTACACCGGACGCAGATTGCATCGAGCGTTCACCATCCTTGAACGATGCTAGGGCCTGTGACAACCGATCTTTGCTCACGCCATGAGTTCTCTACTGGCCGCGATCTTTTCGTGAACGTCGCCCATGAACTCGATCACACAGTTGCTGCACGCCACGATGTGGAGTTGTGGAACCGGTAGTACGTCAGTGATCTCTTGTTTGGCCCGTTCCAACACCGCATGCGGCATTTCGATTACCACATCGTAGTAAATCTTGGACACATGGCGCGGATTAGCTTCACACGTCACGTCGAGTGAGGATCGCTGCGGATTGAAGCGGATCAGTTCAGAAAGTTTTGGCATAGTCGCTCCTTATCGCATAGTCGTACTCGTCTTTGGCTTCGTCGTAGTCAAGGACTGTTTTGTCACCCCATCGCGTCAGCGTTTCCATGCTCACCTTCATCGGGCACCGCAGGTTGGGGTAGATATTCTCCATCACGTCCTTGAGATCATAGCGGGACTGTCCGTGCGATTCGAGCCAGTCTTGGGGCACTTCGTACAGAATCTCGTCGTGTTCGTTGAGCAATGCATGATACGGCCACTGCAACTGGCTGATCATCTCGTCGTGACGGTTCATGGTCATCTTGATGAGATCGGCGACACTGCCTTGGATCGGTGCGTTAACAGCTTCGCGATCTGCTGCGCGTGCAATCTTTTGATCACTGCTGCGAATACCGGGAAGTAACCGACGCTTGCGTCCCATGATCGTTTCGACATAGCCATGCTCGTAGGCAAAGCGTGGTGTCAAGTTGACATAGCGGCGTGCGCCGGGAAACCGATTGAACCATTGCGTCTGGAACTGCTTGGCTTCTTGTTTGGATTTGTTGATGCGGATCGCGAGCGTGTACTCACTCATGCCGTAGGTCGTCCCGAAGTTGATGTTCTTGGTCAGCGTTCGCTTCTCGGTCAGTTCCGGTTCGTCGCGATGGGCCTCATAGTACGATGGATCGACGTTGAACACGATGCACAGCACCGCCGCATGAAAGTCCATGCCTGACTTGAAGGCTTCGATCATGACTTCGTCGCCGCTTGGCATACCGGGTCCGTGCGCGAGCATCCGTAGTTCGCCTTGATCGTAGTCAAATGTCACGAACACAAAGCCGGGTGACGGAATGAATGCACGCCGGATCAGCGGACCGATCTTTTTGGGAATCTGCTGCAGGTTGGGATGGTTCATCGTCCATCGGCCAGTCTCGGTACCGGTCGTGTTTGCCGTCGCGTAGATGCGCCCGTTAATGACGTACTTGGGTAACTGGCGCACGAACATCTTGTCGATCTGCGTCCACTTGCGATTGTCGATCACAGCCTCGGCGATCTCGAATCCTTGCTGTTTGAGTTGCAGCATCGTGTAGCCATCGACGTGGTTCTCTTTGAGTCGCGGCAGTTTAAGTTGATCGTACAGCACGGCTGCGAGCGCATGCGGCTTGTCTTGATTCAGATCGAACTCGAACCCGGCAAGTTCGAAGATACGCTGACGTGTAATCTCGATGTTCTTGCGCACCACCGGCACGACTTCACCGGCAAAGTACTCACTGTCGAATCCGACTCCACGGCGTTCCATCTTGGTCGCAAGCCGGACGTTGGGGAACTCCATGTCGTAACATAGTTTGCGCAGCTTGACGAACTGCTCTTTTTTCAGATGCCGGAGTTGGTACTTCCACAGCTTGTAGTTGTTGACGACATCCAAGCACCCGTACTCGACGGCAACCGGCACCGGCCATAGTTCGAATGGTAATCCGCCGTGTGTGATCTTCCATCGCTTGCACCGGCAGTAGCGGACACAGAGTTCTTCGAGATCATGCGGTTCATTCTCGTTGAGGATACGACTGGCTGTGAGCGTATCGTAGTGGTAGTTGACAACATCGATACCGAGATGTTTGTAGATGAACTGCAGATCGTACTTGAGTTCGTGCCCGATCTTGGGCAACGTCGCATCATGCAATGGCACACGGAACACAGCCGCAACCTGGGATTCGGTAAAGTTACGGTTGGCATGGGCAAGTCTGATCGGAACGAAATAGGCCCGTTTACTCGACGGTGCGTAGATTTGGAATGACACAATCGCACCGGTCTGCCATCTCGTCGTGCGCGTTTCGCAGTCGATAACGATCTCACCACTGAGTGATGCAGCTAGTGCGGCATTTTCCAACTCGTCATCGGTCTGGACATAAACATGGATCGGATCACGCTCAATACGTTGGGCACGTTCCTCAAGTTCAAGACGCTGCCTACGCACAACAGCATTTGCACGACCACTGTGCGCAGGCAAGTCCTGAATCAACGCCACCTGATCAGGATGACGCTTCTTCGATGGCATCAGAAGGGAACTTGTTCCTCCTCACCGCCACCACCGCCAGTAGCTGTTGCTTTTGATGCCCGTTCGAAGTCGAGTGCTACTTTCTCGATCTCCTCCTCGGACTTGCACGGATAAAACTCCATCGGATCGGGAAACTCCAATGCACGTTCCTGATCGCTCAATGGCCGCGATGTATCATTCTGCGGATATAGCATATAGCGTGTCTGCAGCTTCTCACCTTCGCGGATAATGATGAAGTCGAGACCGGTGAGATCATTACCGGGGATCACACCTTGGACCGTAATGAAGGACTGCAATGCTTCACGTCCGACCACAAACCACTTCACGCGCCCAAGCTGTGTATCGCCACGCTCACGCATTGGGATAAATGTTTTGACCGTGCGCGGTGCTTTGACACGACAGAGTGCGCAGAGATTTGGATCGGCCGTATCTGCATCGACAAGACAGCGTTCATCGAGGACACCAAACTTGCGATGGAAGTACAGCGAGTAGATATACCGCACACCATCTTGCGGCACCGGGTCCTCCGTTTCGGGATCAATGGGCGGTTCGTCCGCAACCGCAAGAATGCGGATTAGGACTTTGTCACCGGACTTCGAGAGTTTGATTGGCGAATATGGCAGCGAGCCAGTGTTGGCTTCATGCGCCGTCATTGCGCCTTTTAGACCGACAGGCATGCTATGTCTCCTTCTTGCAGTGCAAGTGATTGCGCTCGTCGCGCTTGTTGTGCGAGATGCATTTCGCTTGAGTCGTTGGGGTCTTTTGTCTGCTCATCTTCGTACCGCATCCGCATACACGGTGCGATTGATGTCAACATCGCTTGCAGACGTTGCGATGCTTCACGGCCTTCGTGATCGTTATCGAGTGCGTCAACAAAAAGAATCGGCTGCTTTGCAGTGAGTTCCGGTAGCAGCCGTTCTGGAAGCTTCTTGCCCATGATAGACAGTGCGGCTTGATTACCGAAGCCAAAACGGCGTAGGGTTTGATCGACGTACATGGCATCGAACTCGCCCTCACACAGCCACACGATGGAGTGAACCGGCACGAAGTTGAGTCCGAAGATCGTCAGGAAATAGTCACTGGCTGGCAGGTAGATATAGGTCTTGGTTGTCACGGAGCGTTTCTTGATCGCCACCAGTGCGCCGTCGCTGCCGTAGACCGGAATGGTAATCATCCACGAGTCTTGATCAAAGCCGAGTTTGTAGCGCAGACACGTTGACTCATCGAGTTTGCGTTCGTAGCAGTACTGGTGCCGGTATTGATACTGCCGCAACTCGTCGGCCGTCACTGGCTCGTACACACGATCAACATCGTCGTGCGGATCGTCGTAGGCTTGATGCGCCGCCAGGAAGCGTGCAGTCTCGAACACACCCCAACCGGTCCATGCTCGCACGAGTTCATCGATCCGCCCACTGCGTTCGCACCGAAAGCACTTCCACACCCCGGCACTGTCGCCATGACACCGGATCGCGAGTGTCGCCTTGAGATGCGGCAAGCATGTCGTGTCCATCAAGCAGCGTGTGATTAAGTTGCGCAGGTTGTCCTCGAACGGCAACTCGATCAGCTTGCAAATATCGCGCAGCGATGGATGATTAAATCGCAACCACCCCCTCGCACTCCCCGAATACTGCGACTGGCTGCTGCCAGGAGTAGTATGAGGGGAGTTATTAACTATACCATTAGAGGGGATTAAAAGGGGTGAAACTTGCACGGTTTTTTGCTCCTGTAGCTGCCACAAAAGAGAGCGGCCTTTAGCAAGTCGCCAGCAATCATTACGCAACAGATTTGGTGAGAACGATCTACGGACGGCTTCGATGATCGCCGCATTGTTAGCGAGACCTTGGGAACACAAGTCGTGGTAACTCGTCAGAAAGGCGGTGTGACGCTTACGCATGGTGTACGCAAGCTAGACACGAGAGTGAAAGATACTCGATCAGTGTCGTTCGCTGCCACCATCGTTGGGCGAGATATGAACAGGTGTGGACAACCTGTGGATTCTGTGTTACTGTGTGCGCGTCGTTGCTCATCTTGCGTCCTTCCGAAGGCACCACTAAGCAATCGTGAACGCTCCGCAAGATGGGTAACACAAACTGGTGCGGCCGTTCACATCTGCCGTTCAACCGGGCGAAAGACTCAGGCGGGTGTCCTGGGTTTTTTCGTATGCCGACGACGGCGTGAGGTTTCCAAACTACTCCGATCCGTCGAGCAAATCAAGCAGGAGATGATCGAGCCAGTGGCAGCGATCCCCCGCAAACAGAATCAGGCCCTACAAGGCGTCTGACCCTCCGATCCGATACTTATGCCGTCCGGCGGTGGACAAGCGGCTCAGAGGGCCTGCAATCGGCCGGGAAAGGATCGCCAATGCGAGTCAGCCAGGTATCATTCCATCTAGGCCGGGTCATGCCGGTCGAGTCCCTGTCAGGCCGGGAGAAGGATCGCTACGCCACGATCCGGCCGTCAGCCAGTGTCACTGTCGAACTCGGGGACGAGGGGATGATCACCGACGATCTCTCGGTCGTCAAGGCTGCGGTCGATCAAGCCTTCGAGTTCGCGGCCCAACAGTGCGTCGATCAGATGGCCGCAATCGGCAAAGAGTTCCGCGAAATCTACAAGCAAGACTAACAGTAGATCGGAAATAGTATCCTTCGTTGACTTGAGGGATACCATTGAGGTAATCTCCACCCTATGGGCCTGCCCGTTTGCGACCATGATCGACGGCTGCTCCTTGCCGGTGAGTACCGAGGCTTCAAGTATGAGGTGCTACACAACGACATGGGGTTCCGATGCGGCTATGTCTGCATTCCTAAAGGGCATCCGTGGTTCGGTGTTATGTGCAACGACATTCCGTGTGATGTACACGGCGGTTTGACATTTGGATCGACACCGCGCATCGAGGAGTTCACGGCACTCGGAATCACGGTACCGGCACGCGAGGCACGATCAACCATCGACGGCAACGAGTACTGGATCGGCTTCGATTGTGGACATGCTTTTGACTCGTCCGACGATGCGTTGTTCTTCCTTGCTAACACACCGGCAGTTGTGCGCGAATCGTTCCAACAGTTAGCAAAGTACGGCAAGATTCGTCCCACACGGTATGTCGAGGAACAGTGCAAACTCGTCATCGAGCAGGCCATCTTAGCAACACTCAATACACAGGAGATCGCCATCAATGGAAACGGAAACGAAACGCTGCGGTAAAGTATCGCAAAAGAAATACGAACGGCCAGTTCGCTACGATCTAGGAGTGAACAACTATCTTATCTGCGAACGGCCCGCCGGTCACACCGGACGTTGTGCGATCTACATCAGTCGCAACCCACAAGGAGACCCGAAGTACTTCATGCCCGCCACGCGGCAACCGAGGCATGCATGATGGATCACGACATCGTCTTTGCCGAACTGACGCCCGAAGGCGTAACGAAAGAACATCGGATCAAGCACTCAGCCGTTATGGCGTGCCCGCATCTCATTCTCGTACCGGAACACTACAACGAAGATCAGTCGTGCCGGTGCCGCGATTCAAGTCACCACGAGATGGCAGAGTGGGGTTACACTTGGTCGGAGCGTGAACATTTATGGCTGTAGAAGATCGCGCACAAAAACTCACTCGCGCCATGCTCGCACTTCCCGGCGCAACCATCGTTCAAGTCTGTTATGTTGCATGGCACTTCAGACATCCGACCGATCAGCCTCAGTGGTACACATCACACATCGATGATTTGATCGACGGCTACGACGCAATGGCACTACTCAAACGGCCGCGTACAACTCGGATGGCCCCGAACTGGATGCCGATGACATGAGGAGAGACAATGCCTGATCCACGCAATGACAATCCGACTCGGCTGTACACGATGACCGAGTGCGCAAAGGCATGTGGACGGTCACTGGCTGTGTTTCGCAAGCACTACAAACATGGCATGCTGCCCGATCCCGTCAACACTACCATTCATCGGACCCGTAAGATCAGACTGTACACGTTAGCTGAAGTGAAGATGCTACAGAACCACTTCAACGGTACCGTCCGTGGTCGCAAACGACATTACACCGTTAAGGAGCGTAGAAAATCATCATGACTGCAAGAACCGCACCCGTTGAAGTTCGCACGCCGGTCGCCGACTGCAACAACTTCATGAACCTGCGCGAAGAAGAAGCCGCAGCACACGCGCAGATCGAATCGCTCAAGCCACGCATCATGGCCCTGGTCGCCAAAGGCAAACAAAAAGGCAGCATCGAGGGATCGCGTGAGAACAAGTCCGGCAAGTTCATCATCACGCTCATCGGCCGTGACATGCGCGTACCGGACGAAGAAAAGACACTGGCTCTGCTGCGCGAGAAGATCGAAGATCATCCACAGTTCCGCGACGTGATCGTTGACAAGCCATCCATCGACCGTGATCGCTTTGCGGAGATGATCGAACAAGGGATCGTGACCAACGCCGATCTCCGCAAGATACTGCGCGGCGCGAACACCGTGTATCCGCAGGTACGCTTCAAACCGGGCCAGTGACCGAACCCCGCGATTGGTACACGCTCCGACAATCTCTTATCGACGCCGGTATGTGCGTTGGTAGGCAACCCGTAGTCTCGACAGACTGCAAATCACTCATGCTGCAGCACGGCGTACCGGCCACGCAAGTACTGAAATGGGACGGTACCAACTCGGCTGCGAAAGGACTACACAGTGAGTCTCCTCGGATTGGAAAAACTCAAGACACCTGAAGGACGCATTCCCGCCGAATACAACGGTGGCTTCACCGATCCCGAATGGCGTGAAGTATGGGCAAAGAAAAACCAAGGCTTCTCATGGGAGCAGATTCACAGCGTCACCAAGCGACACGTCAGTGCCGGTTCGTTGTCACAAGCTGCCGTTGCATGGGCACGCGAGACCGGTTACGCTGCCGCCAAGATCAACTCACGCAAAACGAAAACCACCAAGCGTGCGGTGCAGCCAGTCTCTATCAAACGTAAGAAGGCAAAGCGTCGTCGCAAGAAGCTGAGTATGTCACCGGCATATCTCGATGCAGTACGCCGCAATGCCAAGAAGGCTCGACAGGCACTGGCTCGCAAAGTCGCGGCTCGTCGCGCATCCGCTAATGGTAATGTCCACGATCATCCGATAGCCGCTAAGTCGCGATGACCACTGTCGTTGCGTGGCTGATCGATCATGCTATCCTCATTGCGTTCTTCGCGCTCTCATTCTTTGCGTTCTGTGTCGGCTACGCAGCAGGAATGTACGGTGAACGATCAGCCACGCGAGACTGGCTCGAACAAGAGGAGCATAATGGACACCTTCACTGGTCACGATGATCGCTGCCGATTATGTATGCAACCATTCCCGCCGCACACCCGTACCGATCACGACTTCGAGCCAATGCAGCACAACATCTCGGTGACATGGCTCGGGTACTGGGATATTACATGCCTGTGCGGATGGCGTGTGAATCGTGGCGTGCCCAACAAAGACACTGCCGAGTTAATCGGATGGCTGCACCTGCGCCGGTACAACATCGAACAGGCCCGCGAGTTCGCACACAATCGTGGGATCGGAGATTTTGTTTATGGATGACTTTACCTATCACGGTTGGCGTTCACGCGGTGAAAAGATACCGCTTACAGATCATCACACACTGATCAGTTCACAATCATGGATGGACTTGCGGAACGCATTATGGGAACTCCGTGACAACCTTGGACAACATGTTCTGCATGAAATCGAGCCAGTCTACGGCATCATCGCCGGACGGTACCACTACATTGGTCTTGTTGTCGGCAACATCACGTTCTGGACTGACGGCTACTTTGACCACACTCCAACCGGCGAAGTCATCGATCTCAGTAGAACCAAAATCGACACGATCAGAACGGTAACTAGTATCTAGCTAGTCAGTAGTTAGGACGGTTTGGCTCGTGTCGTCCCAAGGATCGGCGCATGCATCCCCAAGCCGTCCTAGCTGTCCTGCCGCCACCGCCTGGGCCATCGTGGCACGATAGATCGCGATCACCGCGAGGCACTGGAATCCCCCACCGCCGAAGGCCAGGAACCGGCACGATCCCTCACCCGATCCGGCATGGCACTTCGTGACGGCGAGACTACTGCTCAGATAGCGGAGAGACTGGCTGCTGATCATCCGGCTCACTCGGTAGCACGATCCCGTTGCGTCGGCAGTAGGCAACCACCGCCGGTAAGATCATCGGGTGCTTGATGTGCGGCAGACACTCCCGTCCGTATTTGCTCAAGTTGCGATCAGGATATTGATCGAGCATGGCGAGATGTTCGGTGAGACTGGCTGCGAGTTCCGGTTCGACGTTGTCTTTGATGATCAGCAGTGCGAGATAGTCAACAAAGTTCGCTGCCGGATTCAATACGAAGTACGGCCCACCAACCATGTGCTTCTGCCCGTTCTCATGATCGACTACCGTGTAGCGTGGTCGAAACAATCCCATGTCACACTCCTAAAAGACGGCTGTCCATGTCGATCCATCCCATGCATAGCACAGCGTTCCGTGCGCACCATCCGTGCGATAGTACAACGCCGGTTTGTTGGACGGTGTCAGCGATCCTGGTGCGCCAGCTTGGACATACACCGGAACGCCGGTAACTGTCGGTGCGCCAACGCCACCACCACTCGGTGAACCTGCAAGAAAGTTCGCGAATGCAGGCGCAATGAACGGCGCAGCACCTAGTGTCTGCAAGAGTGCCGCAGCACTAATGTTACCTTGATGATCTTCATACGCACAGTAGACATCGTATCCAGGAGAACCGGGAAGCAAGTACGGGATGCGTTCAATCGTGAGCGGATTACCGACCGAAAATGAACCACTCCCTAGCTGCACACTATGCCACGGTGATGTTACCGTAACGTTTGGCGCCCCACTTCCCGCCGGAACA